AGTAGGCATTACCCATCTCCTTGGTATATAAGTCAAGCCCCTTTCGGGTATGTGCCTAAAAAATCAATGCCTGGTGTAAAATGCCTTTGTGAAGTATTTATCACGGTTAGCTGATTTCACGTATCCAGGTATTGATCCTATCACCTTGTGAGAAAAAACAAGCAGGGGCCAGCTCTACAGAATCACCTAGTCCTGCTACTATCGGCACACCGTCTAGGTCAGCTTTTAGTAATCCCACTGGATCATTGTCTTTGAGAAACACCTGTTCTCGTTCTACAAAAAATTCCCAGTTCCAGTGTGCGGCCTTGAAATCCTGTTTGGGAACTCTGCCCATTTCTGCTGTGGGATCACGATCCCAGGTGACATTTGATCGCATGCCAATGGCCTGTATCAGTGAGTTGAAATTGGCCTGCTGTGACAGCTTGACATGATCAGTTTCGGATCTCGAAGGATTGGTTCTAGTGATGTCAACTAAGGTGATGATTTGATATCTTGGCATAATATGCTGTTATTTAAGCATAGATTATATAGCCAACAAAAAAGCGCCTTGCGGCGCCTTAATGCTTCCCATCCCTGAGAATTAACTTAATTTAAATTAAGCAAATGTAACACCAGTTGGAACAACTGTTGTAACTGCGCATGTACCACCAATTGCTGCAACTACTTCGGCTTCTAGTTTACCATAAGATGCGTCAGATGCTGATGGGCTTGCTGCTGAACCATCGTTTAGTGTGTCATCTGCGTAACCAACGATCAAACCAGTTGCTGATGGCGTACCAATTACATAAATCTCACCATAGTTCTGAGCACAACGAACTGCTTTGGCTAGGTTGCTGTTACTGCTTGCTTTGCTAGTTGTAAGATCACCTGATGTTAATGAACCAACTACGATACTAACGAAACGGATTCTGCGTGTGCTGAACTGTGATGCTGGATCAACAAATTTGAATGCGTTTGCATTTACATATGCTGCTGCGATTGCGGCACCAGCGTTGTCGGTAGTTTGTCTTACGTCTGTGATGTCTGCCATGATAAATTCTCCTTGATCAATGACCTCGCTCAGAGGCCGGCAATATTAGGAATCACCCTGATCCCTATGCAAGTATTTATATTGGATTGGAAAAATCAGGGGTTTTGAACTATTAATCAGCTCTAAATGGGGTCCAGCGATCACGTGGCACATATTTGTCGCCGCCTATGATATAGCCCTCACCGCCGGGTTTGCCTTTGGTGTTTTGCTCTATATCGCCGCCTGCTGCGTCAAGTTCACGAATGACTTCGTCTTTAGCTGCCATAATCTCACGAACTAGCTCAAACATCGTGTCCATTACTTTGGGATGACGTTCACTGTGAGCTTTTATCTTAGCTGCTTTTACAGGAGTCTTTTGTTCAAAGGCTAGGAAAGCATCGGTGTTGATGTTATCCAGCTGCTTGGCTTTTGACTGGGTATTAACAAATTTATAAATCTCATCGCGTAAGTAGCCCATGCCTGTAACAGGTGCTAATAAATTATCGATTGCCTGTTGATTTTTAGCCAACGCTTCAATTTTTGCAAGATTGTCTGCGCCAACTGCTGGTCTATAACTAACTGCGGTCAAGCCAAATAATGCCAGTTCCGGAGTTGTTGAAAACTTTTCTGGATTGGCAAAGTCTTCGCCAGAGGTATCACCAAAGTATTCGAACTGTTTATGGGCGGCCACTGCTACTTCTGCCTTGATTAATTTCTGATAGTAGGGACTTTTAACACTAACACTGTAAGTGGTTTGATTTGGGGTAAAATTAATTTTACCATCTGCGCCTTCGTAGGGCTTGCCTGGGTGGAATAAGATATCGCCATAGATATAGCCACGGAAGTCTTTGGGAGTGGCTGCTTCGAACACAGGCCACAGTGCTGCCATATCGCTGGCAAACTTGGGTCGCCAGTCTTCGCCCTTGCCACGACTCATGATAAATGATTTCAATTCATCTGGACTAGAACTCTTGCCTTCTTCACGTCCCCAGTTGTTCTTGCCCACCATGCGGAATGTGCCGTCGTCATCACGTCCCCAATACACTGTGGGATTGCCATCCCATTTGATTGTGATGCTGGTTTCGGGTTTGGCTATAGCTTTTAGGGCTTGTATAACTTTAAGTGCACCATTAGTTTCTACAAACACCTTGTCTTCAAGGTGGTTGAATTCTCTGCCTACTTTCTTAGGAGCAGGAGCTTCATCTTCTAATAGCAGTTCCCAGTATCTCATTTTACAATATTAATCATTTTACGCATCCACGCATTACTTCCGGGTACGTAGCTTTCAAATGCTTCTTTAACAGGCAGTTCGATGCCCATCTTGCCCAGTGTTTCTCTGGCACCTGCAACCAGTTCGTCATAGTTAGGCAGTTTCATAATGTAGGCAATGATAGCATCTACACTCTTAACGTCTCTGACTGTTGCTGTTTGACCTAACAGTTGTTTTGCAATGACATTCCAGTCATCGCCATTTTCTACAGGTTCGTTGGTGTCCCCGTGAAGCAGTCCAAACTTAGGTGAATATTTCATTCCTCGCCCACGAGCAATGCTGCTGAGAACTATGTGTCTATGCTCTCCACGATATTGCCCTTTGCCGCCAATCATAGATCCTTGTTGAAATTTGGGATTGACTGTCAGCATAAAATCAGTTTGTCCAAAGCCGTTGGTTTGATCTCCTAGTATAGGAGTTCTAAAATGAACATTATCACCTGCGTCTTTGATCCAACCGTCGGTTTTTTTCATTCCTTTATTGAAGATATCCTCTTCTTCAACACCGTTTGTTCTGCACCAATCTACCAGTTTTGCAATTAGTTCTTCTTTGGTAATCTCTCTAGCATCAACACTGAGGTCTAGATCACCGGAACTGTTGAGATCAAATGTGCCATCTGGATCTTCCTTACGTCCTGTGGTGCCTAACCATTTCACAGGTTTTTTATCATCTGGATCTAGTTCTTGGGTAAAGTCTAAGCCAGTAATCTTTTCAAGAAAGTCAACAGTGGCTGGCACATCTTTGGTAGCAATGCGCTGAGTCAAACTCTGCTTGTCAGCAGTTTTGAATACATTGCCGCCTTCTAGTAGTTTACTGTGATTCATCTAACGGTCTCTTGGTTCTTTTTGATTCTGCGATCTTACGTATGCCCCGTGTGAATTTGGCAGGATCTTGCCCACGGATAGCATTCAGCAGTCTGCGTTCTAGCTCATCTGCTTGTTCCGCTGTATAGTGTTTTTTCAGCGTTTCCAGCAGATTAATAGCTGAATTGATGATATTAGTGGCACGGCTTTCAAACAGCTCATCCTTGTTGCGGATTTCAGCTACTTCGTTGAGTTCCTGTAGTATCGATCTGGTTTTCAGTTTCATTGTGTATTTACTTCAAATATAATCTATTTTACAGGATTTTCTCACTGTTGTCATCCGCAATTATTGTGCACCGCACACAAACTGTATAAATACATCATACACTTACACCTATGAAATCATTATTAACTTCAATCTCCTCTATGGTCAAAACGCTGCGAACTATGTTTCAAAGCGATACTTATGAAAGTCGATTCAAAGTATATCTGTCAAATCACAGCATCGATAACATATCTCAACTAGAACAATTACAAAGACAGTTTGATCAGAATCACAGACATCTATGAATCTAGTTTACATACACGGTGCCAATGCCACCGGCGAAAGCTTCAATTATATTAGAAGCAAGTTAGGATCTGGACTTGATCTCAACTATGACAGTCGCAACGGATTTCAAAACAATCTCGAAGACATGTTGAATCAATTGGCCGATGCCAAAGACCTAGCATTCATAGCACACAGTCTAGGTGGCATCTATGCTCTGCACATTGCTGCTGCTATCCCACATGCTGTAAAAGGTGCGGTTACTCTGAGCACACCCTATGGCGGTGCTGAGGTTGCAGATTATGCACAGTATTTTTTACCATTTAGTCGCTTGATGCGTGATATAGGCCCTAGCAGTTGGGCAATGAAGCAGGCCAAAAGGATCAAGATACAACACCCATGGACCAACATAGTCACTGTGAAAGGGCAGAGTCCATTTATCCTTGCTGCCAACGATGGTGTGGTAACCATTGCCAGCCAGAAACATCACGAGGATATGGAATTAGTACCTATGGACTACAATCACTACGAAGTTGTGTTAGCGGACCCAGTGATTGACGTAATCAAAGAACGAGTAAAACAGTTCAAGAAATAGCTTGTTTTTTTAAATTAAGGCTATATAATAAACTAACAGCGAAACAGAAGTAGCTGCTAGACACAGACATTACACACAGGAGAATTACAATGTCAGAAATTTTCACAGCACCAAAACTACCAGAAGTTAAATTCAATAAGAACGGATACGAAATCCGCACAGACATCCTTGGCATGGCCAAGAGCATGGTAACAGAAGACTTCCACTCTAAATTCCAAGGTTGGGAAATGACAGCCATGCGTGATGAGAAGACTGGTCAGAT